CTTTGGCCGGCAAAACTTGCAGGATCCCCACGGCCAGGCGCGTGGCCTCGGTTTCAGTGTGGATCTTGGCAGCCAGGCCTATCATGGTCCTGATGCAATTATTGAAGATACGGATATTTTCTTGCTCATCGGTATCATCGTTAGTTTCATCGAGGATCTTTCTTTCAAACTCGTTTATGACGCTGCCTACTGTTATTGATCCCATATCCCAAACTCCTAAAAGGTGGAAAAATCAATTAAAGTTATCGTTTTGGTGACTCCCCCGGCGGTAATCTTTATCATTATATCGCCATCGTCACCGGATCCGGCGCCATCCGATTGCCATAACACCGATTGGCCCTCGATCGGATCCGCCGGATCCTCGCTTAATTCTATGAGATTTAATGAGTTAAAACTGATATCTGCCAGGATTTCGATAAGTTCCTGGTAATCGATGAAACGATAAATCACATCGCCCAGGCGCCCCTCGCGGATCTCGATGGTGAGTTTAATATCTTTTAGGATCGTGATGAGCTCCGGATCCTTACTTGATATTACTATGTCCTTTATCGGCGGGGTCTTTGCTGGCATATTTCTCCAAATTCAGACCGGCTATCTCCGGATCCTGGGTTGGAAACTTGGCCAGGATCTTTTTGGCGAGTGCCGCCTTAACATCTTCGGGCATTGTCGGGATCAAATCCCGGTTAATTTCGATCCATTCCCTAAACTTAGGTTTCGTTAGGGTTCTAAACGAATTAATTATCTCCGCGATCCTGGCCTCTGCCAGGGCAACTGCCGGGCTTGTCGATACTGCCGGCGCCGGTTCCTCCTCATTTTTGCCGCCGTCCGCCTTTTCTTTTTCTGCTACAAGTTTTTTACGGCGCTTTTGGGCCTGTTCTTCTAACCGCTTACCGTCTGCAATATCCTGCCGGATCTGCCGTTTTTCATCCTCATAAACGCCCTCCGGGGCAGCTAAAATGTCCTTTGCAGACATTTGTTCCACTGGAATCGGCGGCTTGTATTCGACATAACAGCGGGTTCCCATACTTAAAAGTTCCTTGATATGCCCCTCTTTTGTGACACTGCATAGCGGGTTCCCTTTTTGATCCGGACGAAAAACATACCGGTATCCCTCGATATCTGCCTCGGTTATCCCCTCTCTCATCGTGCATTTGATAATCATAATCGGCCTCCTGCCTATTGTGGGTTGCGGGGGCCCCGCCTGCCGGGGCCCCCTGGGTTAAGCGCATGGTTACAGAGTATTGTGCAATTAAAGACCTATTTTAAACGTCCTGCTGCTCTTGGGCGCGATAGGTCAATGCTCCGCGTACTCCGCCGATCCCGCCGCCGGTCGGTGCCGCCGTGACTTCCAGGGCCACAAGCATCGGCTCGGTCTGAGAATAGGCAACTCGCAGATTGTCAAAGTTTGCCGCGATCCATTCCTTGCTTTTGATGCCGCCGGCCTGCCCCACATCGGAATCCACAAAGAAATCGTGGGCCGCGATCAAGGCGGTGCCCGCCCGGGTTTTGAGGCCCGCGGTCAAGGTAATGGTGGTGCCGGTATCAAGATCCTCGCACTCGATAGAGAATCCCAGGGGCACGCACTTCGGGGGCAAAACACAAAGGGAAATGAAATCTCCCTCCTCTAACGCCACTGTGAGATCGATATATCCATCGGATACATAAACCTCGCCGGCGGAATGAGGGCTTTTGCCCGGCGCTTTTTCGCTTGCCATATTTGCAATATATTCGGTCATTTTGAAACCTCCTGCTTAAAAATTAATGGTTGTGTACTGTTTTAATCGATTATCGGTTAAACCGCCTGGTCAATCTTAGGTGGTCGGATTCTTGGCCGCGGTATCGATCACATAAATACCGTAATCTTTACCGTTAAACGTGGTTTTCTTGACGCCGAAAATGGAATGAGTGGTGATAATCAGCTGATTCCCGTTGTCGCGGGTTTCCTCAAACCATCCAAAACGCAGGCCGGTACCGGGGGATCCAAACGCACAAACGGCCGCTTGCTCTCCCAGGAATAACGATCTGCACGCCTCGATATCGCCGCCCGATCCGTAATCGGTAAACCGGATCAAGTTTTCGTGTTCGTGCAATACCACGTTGTTATACATTCCCAGGGATCCCTTAAAGATCGGGTTATTCCTGCCCTCGGCGCCGGCTGCCGCCTTTTGAATGTCTAACCATTGGCCGGTGGTGGTGACGGTGCGAACATCGTACACCTGCCAGGGGTTCATTACACAAACGTAATGATTCTCGCCGTTAATCATAATCGGCATGATTTTAGGCGTTTGGGTGTTGCCATCGGTGCCGGCCGCGCCGCCGCCGGATCCGCCGCCCATCATCGTGGCCACTGCTTTGGCCTTGTCGATCTCGGTAAGATTCATTACATCGGTAACAAGCAAAGTGGCCTTTGCCTTGCCGTTGGCCACCTGGATATGCTCGCTATCCGGTGCGGTGAGGGAGTTGCCGGCAAACCCGGTGTAGGTGGTCGGGAAAACAAATTCCGCGTTCACGCCTCGAGCTCCGGAAAGATACATGAAATGGAGCTCATCGAATACGCGGGCCCACCATTCGGACTGACGTTTCCGGGATATTTTCCGGAGGTTGTGGATCGTCCGCTTGCGGGTCATGCGGCCGCCGGAGTTTACACCGCCGCGCATCTGGTCGATAAAGACGCCATCGGTGTAAAACTTCAATTCCTCCTCTTTGTTCTCGAGAACATCATCGCCCTCGACCGGCTGCATTTTCAGCTGCATCGACAAATCAAAGGAAATGTACTCGCCGGCATCGTTCTCGAGCTCATTGAGTTGGTGGATCGGCATGCCGGATTCAACTCCCTGGCCGAAAAATTTTCGACTCCAATAGGAAGTCCGCGCAATATCCACGGCCAAAAATGCCGAATACTTTTTCACTGCTTTGGGGTCATTTACCCCGATAATTGTTTGTCCCATGATTAAAGCCTCCTGTTCAAAATAAGAGTTAAGTGTTCAGAAAAGTGGTTATTTTGTGCAAATAACAGGTTAATTGTTCACTCCTGCCTATGCCGGCGCCATCCTCGGCGCTCTCCGTGGCCACTTTACCTGCTCTGTTTTAACAGGTGGCTATTTTAAACCTGGGGCCTTATTTCTCGATATCCTGTTTAGAGATATCAACCTCTTTCGGTGCATCTATACAAATCCGGACCTTTTTCCCGGACTTTTTAATAACTTTGAGCTTGATTAATACCTTATCAATAATCAAATGGACCGTTTCACTGTTTGTGATATCGGTTAAAAGCGCCATTATCTGTATGCCTGGGCTGCCGGTCCTTTGGCTGTATGCCCGGCCGGTAGATCTTTAGTGACAACCGCACCGGCGCCCACCATCGCCCTTTGGCCTATGGTCACGCCCGGCAAAATAACGGATCCGGCGCCGATCGTGGCGCCCTCGCATATCAAAACAGGATCCTCTTTTGGTGGTTCCTCGCCGGTGGCAACCGGGTGTTTCATGTTAAGGATCCGGGCCCCGGCGCCTATGAAAACATCACGCTCGATCTCGCAGGCCTGCATTGTTACATGGCTCATCACCTGGACATTCTCTCCCAGGATAACGCCCTCCCCGATAACGCAGTGGGCGCCGACAATGCACCACGGACCAATTTTAGCGCCGGCCATAACATAGGCGAAATGTGCGATATAAACGGTTTGATGCACATCGGCGCCCGGTTCTATTACAGAGGTCAATTCCCAATTATCCGGGTAATTCGCCCCTGGGTCTGGTAAAAGGCCCATCATTCGTGATAGTCCTCATATTCCTTTAAATCTGCCGGGCTGAGTTTATCGATCGCCTTTTGCAAGGCCTCACCCTCTAAACTGTCAAGGTGAGCAAACTTATTCGCATCGACATTGGCCTCGGCGGCCGGTTTTCCGGCCAGGGTTTCTGGCGGCCTCTTGCCTGCCTCGGCCGCTTTTGCTTTGGCCAGGGCATTTTTCGCCCTCTCATCCGCGGACTGTTTATCAGCTGCCGGCGTTGCGGCCGGTGCCGTTCCCCCTGGCCCTGCCAGGCTTGTAACTTCCGCGGCCACTCGCTTGTGGGCCTCGGTTAGAATGTCAAAACCTGGGGCCGTAGAAAACTCATCATCGGCCAATAGCGCGTTGACCTGGGCGGCAAAAGCGCCATAAATGACCTGGCTATTTTCGAGCTCGGGATTTGATTGAATGTACCACTCGCGTTCCCAGGTCCATCTTTGCTCGATGGCATTGACGTTTTGCATTTCGGCTTGCTCATGGTGCCAAATGGCCTTTTCCAACTCGAGGCGCTTATCGGTATAGACTTCATAATCGATATCGCCATCATCGAATTGCTGCTTAATTTCGGCCAGATCGGTATTGATCGCCTCTAATTCTTCGGGACTGAGCGTTTCCGCGATCGGGGTAAAATGATCCGGGACTTTGGCTTTTGCCGGCGTTTCATCGGCCTCGGCGGCCGCGGCGGCTGCCTCTGCATCGGCCTCGACTTTCCCTTTGTCGGCATCGTCCTCCTCCGTTGGCTTGCCGGCATCCTTGCCGGTTTTACCTTTGTCGGCCGCGGTATCATCGTCCTTTTCACCTAATGCGGCCGCCTCCTCATCGGATAAACCAATATCCGTAAGTTTTTCCTTGTCGGTCCGGGCATCGTCTAATGCCGGCGCTTTTGCCTGATCCTCGGCTTTTGCGTTCATGTTGCTACCTCCTGGTATTATTAGGGTTAATCTTCAAGGGCCTCGGCCATCCGCTTTTTGCGTTCCTGGATATTATCCATCACGCCGCCGACTCCGCCGCGGGGTTTCTTTTTCTTTTTGGGCTTGCGGGTTCCGGTCGGTTTCGGCAAATTGACCATTTCCTTTTTAGGTGGCGCCGTTGGGTTCTCGAGGCGTTCGCTCATCCGCTTACGGCCGGCCAAATATTTAACGCCCATATCAGTGACGTAATCGGTGGCGCGTTCTAAAAGGCCTTTTTTCTTTTTCTTTTCTGCCATTGTCGATCCTCCTTTATTATTTATTCCCGGCCATCCGGGATCGGTTTCTCATGTAATGCTTTTTCTTTTTGCGCGCCTGGTCGACTCCGGATATCGTGCCCTTATTCCTACTGGCATAAAACACGCGCTCGCCGCCGTCCTCACCATATTGATCTTTCATCGCGGCCATTATCTTATGGCCTTTTTTGGTTAATGGCATCAGTATCCGCCCTTTTTGCCCTTGATACAGCCGGCTTTATTTTTATAGGGCTTATTGCCCTTTCTAACGTCCCTGGCCTTTGCTGTATCGCCTGCCGCCCTGCCCGAGTAATTATCCTTTTCCGGTTTCCTGCCGTGTTTAGACGGTGCGGTGCCCTCTCCACTCATGTTATTTACCTCCAAATTTGGGTAATGATTCGTTCATCTTAGATCGCCCGGCCCGGATTCGATCGGTCATGGATCTCATCATGGCCATACGATCTTTATGCTTTTTCTTGCGATCGGACGCTTTACCCTGGGGGGATCTGCCGCCGCCATAGGACTTGCTTTCTTTTTCCTTTTTGGCGATATGATAGGCCTCGCCCGCTGATATCTTTTCGACCTTATCGACCTTTTTAACGGTGGCATCCATTTTCTTGGCCATTATCCCAACCCTCTCATCGTTCGCTTTTTGCGCTTTTCACCAATAATGGCGTTACGATCGCCCATACCTGCTCGACCTGCCCACTTCCTCGCGCCTCCGCCGGGTTGGAGCGGGTTTGGAATACCGGCGCCTCCGCCCGGTGATTGCATCGGCGCCGGGATTCCTGCCTCGCCGCTGCCAGGCGTTTCCGGCGGGGGTTCCATCCGCGCTGCTGCCGGCGAGGCTGCCGCGGCCGCGGCCGGCCCAACAGGTTGACCGGTGGTGTCCGGGTCAAGAGGACTGACCTTGCTATTCATCATGCTGCGCACTAAGGGGGATCTATCCTTTTTCTTTGCCCCCAGGCGCCTTAGTCCTTGTACTGGCATTGGGATTTATCTCCGATCGTCTATTTTTTTCAACATCGGCCAGGACTTTTGCCCGCTCGATCGTCCGGCCGGCTGCCGCATCTGCCCGTTTAAAATCTAATTCATCATCTTTAAACTCGATATCTTGCTCGATCTCCATGATTTCGGCCTCGATCTTATCGATATCCGGTTTGATCTTTTCCTCTTTGTCCATCGCCTCGGCCTCGGTCTTGCGCGCCTGGGCCTCTTTAAGGCGGAGCTCGAGCATTTGGACGGCCTCTAATAATTGCTGTTGCTTTTGGGCCTCCTCGGCCTCTTGCTGTGCTTTGGCCACTTCCTCGGGATCCTCCGGGTTCTTTGATGGATCCTTTTGACCGGATATCTCCCGGACTCTGGCCACAAGGGTTTCCTTTAGCGGAACATCGGACATATCGATAACAATATCAAGCAAGGCGAGGGCGATCTCAGGCGGTAGTTTTTCGAGCATCGACATTAACTGTTCAAAAGCTGCCTGGCGCATGGTGGCGGTGAAGTTTTGAGAATCAATCACAAAATCGGCTTGTGACGCGGTGATATCGTTAAGCATTTCGCCGGTATCGGGATCCTTATAATTGATCTGCTCAAATTCGTATTGGTTCGGGGCCCCCTGGATCCGGATAGTTTTTTCCTCGCTATAAAACTGCTCGACCAGGCTTAACTTGACCTCTCCAATTAGCTGAAATGCAAGGCGGAGGTTGTCAAACATCGTCATTGTCAAGGTGGTGCCCAATTCCTGCCTGGCGGTGATAGCCCGGCCGGAAATAGCGTTCGTTTGCCTGCCCATCATTTCATCGTTGACGCCTCCGGTCCGCTCGATATATTCCGCGTCCTGGTTCATCAACATAACGTGTTCGTTGGCCAGTTGAGTATCGGATTCAAAATCAAACCTGGTACCTGGCTTTACCCGAATCAATCCATCCGGCCGATCAACTTCGGCTTTAAGATCATCCCAATCATCGGTTGCGTTATCATCGGCTACCACTTGGCGGGTGTTTAGGATATGCAGGGCCTTTGACCGCCGCTTATTTAGATCCTCCTGGGGATCTCTCAGCTGCCGGATCATTCCATAAGGTGAATTATCGACCTTTTTACGGTGGGCCCAAATAGGCACGAAAGGAAATCGGTTGTGATTGTAAGGGGTAGGACTATCATAAAGCACGCCCTTGCTGCAAAAGATCATTACCCGGATCCCCATCCGGATTGCATCATAAGTGCTCGCTAATCCCTCATCGACCAGGGTAACATGATCCGCGTTCTTTTCATCGAACATGACGCCGTTCATGGTCCCGAGGCCTTTTCCTTTCATTACCTTGCCGCGCATCGGTTCTTTATACCAGGCCTCAATTAACCGGACTCGATTCCTTGACCAGGTGGTGACGCCCGTATCTCCGGAAAGTTCGAGCGCGAATCCGCCCTCGCCCTCAACCGGGTCAACATCGATCGTCTGATCCTCCTCCTGCCAGTAAAGATCATCCTTTTGCACTGCCAATTTGACAACTTGCAATCGATCCGGGAACATGACGGCCGCGATATCGAAATCAACCCATTTGGACCTGAAAAGATACCTGGCATCGGAATAATCGGGCTCAGTGTGTAGCGTATCCCACCATATATTCCGCCAATCTTCCCACCTTACAAATACCGGATCCTCATCGGGATCCGATCGCACGCCGGCCTCCATCCATCCAACCCCGGACTTGACCGCATCCTCAAAAGCCCTCGAGCGGTGGAATCCCTCCTTATTAACATCGGAAACGTATTTAAGGATTTTCGTTTTGGTTTCCGCCAGGGGCCGGTCCTCTTTGCCCCTGGGCAACACAACATAGTCGATCCGGGTCCGCTTTTCGGTGCCGATAACCCAATCGCACGTTGGTTTGATCTGGTTAAAAACGGTGGCCTTTTGACCGCGGGCCTTTAATTCGGCCTTATCATCCTCGTCCCACTGCTCGCCGTCATAAAACTTATGGTCTTTCATCTGCTCGATACGGAAATCGCCATGCAGCTGCCGCTCGCGCTTGTACCATCCGTTTAGGCGCTGATACCGGGTGAGGA